CAGGCCAAGATCGTTTGCGTTGACAACAAGTTTGTCAATAAAAACCAGCGCTTCTTTGCGTCCTGCTTTTGGGTTCTTTTCGCTTTTACGATACGACAAGTCAACAGCTCTGCCAGTTGCGTGAACCGACAAAGAGCCTGGCTTACCGCGCATGTCACGTTGACCCCAAGAACCGTTGTTCCACAGCGCGCCATTTGATGCGGCGATCGCTTGTTTAATCCATTCGTTCATGCCGGCACGTGGCGCTGGTGATGCACCGTCTGCGTTGCCGATGTAGTCGCGTGCGTTTGGCACGCCAGCCTTAGCCTTTGCTACTGCCACGACCAAACTTCATGTCTTTAGGGTTGAAGTAACGCAACGCTGTTGGGCAGACCGCGCCGATCGCAGCTGCTAAAAGCGCCGATGGGTCGGTGTTGCCTGTTACTGCTAGCGCGACAACGGCAGCAAGCATTGAGCGACCGTATGAGGCAAGTAAGGCTTTGTCACTTGGTTTCATTGGTTGGCTCCTTTGGTTTAGATTTTAGCCCGTTTGAGGCAACAAGACCTGACAACGTGCCAGTCATAAAAACGGTCAATGTGGATAGCAGGTCAATAAAGGCAGCGTCGTTGGGTGCTTGTTTGTCTATCGGCTGGGTCACGAACATTAGGGCATACACAAAGCCGATGACGGTGATGGCAAACACCGCGGCAAGGACTACGCCTACAACAACAATTAATCGAGCGTGAAGCTCCTCGGGTTTAAGGCGTGGTCTCATAAATTAAATCTCTTGTGCATGTTCCAGATGGGTTGCAGATCGGTGGTTGACATTCTGGCTTTTCCCAATTTGACGGGTCTTGACATGGGTAACGGTATGAGCCGTCGTAACCGCATCCCGCGCAACCCCACAAGACGACCGCAACAAGCGCAACGTAGCCGATGAGGTAACGCCATCGCATTACTGACCTGGGACAGGTTCAGCGTTTACTTGTTGCTCAATAAAAGCGTCGTATTCTGCTTTTGTCATTGGACGCACTACACCGTCAACTTGAATGTGTACTTCGCTTTTTGGATATGCGGCGATTGCTTCTTCGTAGGTCATGTCATCTCCTGATTATTTTGCGTAACCGTAAACGGAAATGGTGCCACCTGTAAGTGTCCCTGTTTGTGGGAATATCACAAACGACGTATATGAGGTTGCAACGTTGTGGTATCCAGCGCCTGCGCCACCGTCTGTTGTGTAAACGACTGCGCCGATGCTGAAAAATGTTTCTTTTGCTAAAAATGGTGCAACAACCGTAAGGTCTAACATGAGCGAACCTGTAAAAGTTGTTCCTGCAATCAGGCTTGCTGCGTTATTTGCCGAAAACCCTGCAACGCTGTTACTTGAATAATTTGTAGAAGTTCCGCCACAAAAATAACTTGCAGCTGACGCTCCGTTTTGGTAACGCAAGTTTGTTGCAGCGGATGCAGCACCACCGCTAACCACAATTTTGTAGGCATCATAAGTTGCGCTAAACGCCCCTGTCACCGTAACGGTGGCAACGCCTGTACCGATGGTTTGCGACTTAATGAACTGCAGACCGCCCGCCGCCGTCAAATTGGAATTGAGCGAGGCTGCGGTCAATACTTCGCCTGCGGTGTACGTAGTTAGTGGCATAGTGCTCCTTATCCTAAAACATTTAGCGCATCAAGTACGCCATATATCGCATCGTCCAATATCAGCTCATACACGATCGTCGTCGGGGCAGTTGAGTAAAGCACCCTGTGGCCTGTGCTGAAATCCAAATAATGCTCAACGCCCTCAACCGACAGCTCTTGCGCCAATTGGGTCGTGCCGGCACCGCTAGGAAATGTTTTTTCAATGCTGATGGTGTCGCCAATGTCCACGGTGGCAAGCGTGTCTTTTTGGGCTGTGGTCAGCATCAGGTACTTGGTTGCCACGGACGTGTAACGCGCTTCAGGCTCTGGGTTAAGCAGATATTCGGCTGCGGCCTGTATCTCGCCAGCCTCATGCAACAGGCTGTTTGTGATGCTTGCGGTCTGAATGAAATATGTCGCAATAGACGCTGGGTCGGTGGCGATGTAACTGGTGCCGTCCAAGCCTGTGACGACCGATCGGTTAATTACCGAGTCAGCCTCAAAACTAATACCCACACCGTCAAACTTGTAGCCCGTGCCATCGTCCTTAAACTCGGCAAGTGGCGCGCTCAACGTTGTTCCGATGCGTTCTTGGAATGTAAACACGCCAGCCCTAGACATAAACACACGCCCAAACTCGGCAGTCTCGTTGATTTGCGTGATGTATTGCAGCACATTTGTTCCTGCCGGCACCGTGTATGCCGAGTCGTGGCCGAGGTTGACGGTGCCTGTGGCGATGTCTCGAGAGCCTGCAGGAAAATCAACTTCTGGTAAATCTAAAACAGTTTCTATGCGTTCGCCTGATGTCTCGGCAGATGGGTTTAGTTCGTCTAGGTAGGTTTGGGCGAGCAGGTAGAACTGGTCAGCGCAATACACGGTTACGGTGTCTAATCCGCCTAGCGCAAAGTTGTAGTCATAGTTGACCACATAACCGCTAAACAATGATTCGGGCACGTCAGTAGAGCTGTATCGAATCAGTCGGACTTCGCGCAATGGGGCAAGCCCAGGCTTAGATTCAGCGGTGTCAAAATAAGGCGAATTCTGATCAAACGGATTAAAAATCCCAAACGTGTCTTGAATGGTAAATGACATGGTGCCAGCGCTGAACTGATCGCCCACGTCACGGCGACCGCGGCGCACCGTAATGTTCGTAGTTGAATCCATGACGTCGGCAAACTCGGTATTGCCGTCAAGCACGTACGTCGTGTTGTCAAGTACGCCTTTTGTTGTGTCGTCAAGGGTAAAGGCGTTGACATTGAACCCTGTAGCTATCTTCAGGTCATAGTTGCCCGAGTCAACGACAGCTGTGCCAGGCATTAAGCGACCTGTAATTGCAACGGCCCAGCAGAACGTGAATATGCGCGCAACGCGTTAACAACGCTTTCACCGATTTCTGCGCTTGTGGCGAGTCCGCCAGTCACGTTTATAGTGATACCGCCACCGTTCTGCATGCGATCTAATGGCACTACGGCTTCTGGGCCTGCTTCACCGATCAGCGCCAAAGTAGGGCTATTGACAATGCCACCATCGGCTAGTCGAGGGATGTTCATACGTCCAGGTGCAGGCGTATTAGATGTTTTGCCAAGTTGTGGCACAGGCACCGTCGGGGCTTTCGGAATATCTGGCAACAACGGTATTGAGTTGTACGCGCTAATGATTGCGTTAACCGCGCCGATCGCTGCGTTAACCATGCCGGCAAAGAATCCTGTGATGGTGTTGACGATGGCATTTACGCCTGTCTTGAACCACTCAAACTTGTTGTACGCGGCAACCAAACCAACAATAAGTAACGCTACGCCTGCAGCGATCAGGCTAAATGGGTTTAGTGCCATGGCAATGTTTGTGGCCACGATTGCAGCTGCTACTGCGCCGATCGCGCCAGCAATAAATAGAAATGCTTTCGGGTTGTCTTGAGCCCATGCAGCAAACTTATTGAGAACAGGTAGCACGGCTTCGAGCACAGGTAACAGCGCGGCACCGATTGACTCTTTGGTTTCTCCAATTGAGTTTTTCAGTATTTTCATTTTGCCTGCAGCGGTTTCGGCGCTCTTTGCTGTGGCACCGCCAAACGTTCCGCCAAGCACGTCCATGACTTCGTTTAGGCTTGCGCCTTCTTTAATCATTGTTGCCATCTCTGGGCTTAATGATCGGAGCGCCTTAAAGTTGCCCTGGTAGGCCTTTGCCAAACTGTCGGCCACAGTAGAACTGTCCATTTGTAGGGCTGTGCTGATGTCCATGACAAGGTTCATGTCCTTCATGGCCATGTCAACATCTTTTGTACCGCGCACCAAAGCCTCAAGGCTCTTGCGGTATTCGGTGTCAGCAATACCCGATGCTCGAGACATCGCGCTGATTTGGTCTTCAATCTGTGCGGTCTGCTTAGCGCCAGCACCAGTCACATTTTGCAAAGTAAGCGCTAACGCCGCTTGCTCCTGCTGATCTTCCATCGCGGCCTTGGTTGCGTCACCAAGCGCCAAAGCCAAACCGCCAAGCGCCGCAGCTGCCGGCACCGCCGCTTTCTTGATAGCAAACTGGGCTTTCTCTGATGTCGTTTCCAGTTGCTTGAACTGGGCAATAGCCTTCTTAATCCCTTTGCCGTCAAACTCGCTGATGATGGGGATATTGATTGCCATTATGCGGTCTCTCTGTTCGCTTCATCCATGACGCGCTTGACCAGTTGTTCCATCTCGGACATGACATCGTTCTGGCGTTGCTCGTACGCTTTCCACATTACTCGCGAACGACTGCCATAGCGTGCAGTTAACGCACGGCCAAGCGAGCCAGCCATAGACGTGTCAAACATCGTGCCGGTAGCGCCTTTCCATTGGATGCCAAACGTGCCCACATTGGTCTTGTCACCGTTGTATTCCTTAATTGCTCGAGTATTGATCTTGGCAGCGATCTTTTGCTTCATGCCAGGTATCCACGGCAACATCTGAAACCCTGATTTGGTTTTCCAATTGCGCGACATACCAGACAACGGGACGCCAGTAGGCACAAGCTTGTTGGCGTCATCAATAACAGGCTGGACAATTTTCTTGTAGTCCTTAGTGATTTCACGGCGCAAAGACTTGTCAATCTTGTTAAGGGTCTTCAAAGCATCCTTAAGCCCGACGACCTCAACCCTTGCCGATACTTCCGCCACGTTATTTCCTTTTTTTGTTTGCCTCGTTAAGCACTTTAATGACCGTTGCTATGTCTCGAGCGTCAAACACAATGTCGCTAGGCCACCAACCGACCGCGACCAATATCTCTGCTAGTTGGCGACGGTAGGTGCCGCGTCCGTAGGGTTTGGGTCAGTCTCATCCAATACCGGCATGATCTCCAGCTCTGGGTTTTTACTAATCCATTCGCGCCAATTGTCACCGATCTGTTCGCCTTTAAGTTTCAAGATGGTGTGCATCCAACAGCAGTAATCGCTGTACAGCGGTTGCGTTGATAGTTGCTGAATGTTGCGGCGCTCGAGTCTCTCCCACTCGGTCACCACAAACAAGTTTGTGTAGTAATACTCGGGCGCGCTGTCAGGCGTGCGCTTTAACTGCAATTTGATTTTCATGTTTCTCCTATGTCGGCTTGGAGCCGTTATTTATACGGTGGTGTCAACGGTCAACGCGCCACCCATGAATGTAATTTCATAGGTTGACAATTCGCCAAGCGATGCGTTGATAACTGGCAATGACTCAAGGTAGCAACCTGTCAAAATGAACTTTGGGTTGGTTGCTGATTCTGAACCTGCAACTGGTTGCAATGTGATGGTGGTTTTTGTGCCGACCAAAGGTTGCAAGGTTGCGTAGGTTTCGGTTGCTGCGAACGATGCGTACATCGTCAAGGTCACTTCGTTGTTGACGAGGCCTGCGGTGTATGAACGTGAGTTGGTGCCAAACGCGGTGTCTTCAAGCGCTTCAACCAGGTAGGTCAAGGTTGCTGCGCTGCACATGTCCGTCAAATCAACTGCGTTGATCGTGAGGACTGGGTTTGAGAGATATGTTGCACTAGCCATGTGTGTTGCTCCTTAGTTCTGTTCTGATATTAGATGATTTGTATCTAGTAGTAGTGGATTACGATTTTTGGGCTTGTATCGCGCAATCAAGGTCGTAGCACGGGTACAACGCGCCACCAATCTCAAGGCTTGACGGACGGCCAGCCATCACGATGATCGGCGAGCCAAGCACGCTTGCCACGATGCCAAGAATCTGACGCAATACCGGCAGACCTGCTGGGCCCGACCCGATCACCTTGACAGGAAACTCGAG